CGAAAGAACGTGCACTGGGAATGTTCTTCGGCTCCGCACTGATGAGCAAGTGTGCCGAGGTGTGGGTCTTCGGCAAATACATCTCCCCGGGAATGCAGGAAGAAATCTCCCGTGCATGCAGAAAGAACATTCCGGTTCGCTATTTCAATGAAGAATGTCAGGAGGTGACGGAATGAATTTCACTCTTTATTACGCCGATTCCCTCGGTAATCCCGGCAACTGTTCTTATCCTCACAGAATCACTGTGACGGACGAAGATTCTCTCCGCAAAGCCACAGCACACGATTATGTATGTGCGGAATACCGTAACCATTACCGCAGCGGCGAAAATTTTCTCGGTGCAGACTGTCTTCCGGTTGACTGCGACAACGATCACAGCGATAATCCCGAAGACTGGGTGACACCCGATGATATCAGGGACGCCTTCCCCGCTGTTTCTTTCGTCGTACATTACAGCCGTTCCCACATGAAGGAAAAGAACGGAAAAGCGGCAAGACCGAAATTCCATGTGCTGTTTTCCATTGATCCGGTTACGGATGCGGCGGTCTACAGCAATATGAAGAAAAAGGTGAACGAACTTTTTCCGTATTTCGATACCAAAGCACTGGATGCCGCACGGTTCTTCTTCGGCACTTCATTGCCGGAAGTCGAAGTGTACGAAGGCAGTATCACTCTGACGCAGTATCTGGATGAACTCGCTTTTGAAAACAATTTCGGGGATCGCTGTACCCGTGAAATCATACCGGAAGGCAGCCGCAATGCGACATTATCCCGGTTTGCCGGACAGATTATCAAGAAATACGGAGACAGTGAACGTGCCTACATGTGTTTTCTGGAAAAGGCGGACAAATGCGTTCCTCCGCTTCCTGAAGATGAACTGAATTCCATCTGGCACAGTGCGCAGAAGTTCTATGCAAAGGTTCAGCAGCAGTCCGGTTATGTTCCGCCCGATGTATGGGGGGAATCATACAAACCTTCCGACTACACCGATGTCGGTCAGGCGGAAATTCTGTCCCACCATTTTGCCAATGAACTGCGGTATTCCCCGGCTACCGGATACATCCGCTATATCGAGCACTACTGGCAGGAAAGCGAACCCGGAGCGCAGGCTGTCGCACACGAACTAACCCGCAGACAGCTTGAAGAAGCTACGGCGGATTTCATGGATGCGTATCAAAAACTGGTAGAGTCCGGTGGTCAGGAAATTCTCAATAATACTTCGAAGCAGAAAGCGGAAAGTATCATGAGTGACGATCAGCTGGAAGCATACCGTGCCTGCGTTGCCGCTCAGAATTATCAGAACTTTGTTCTCGGGCGCCGGGATTCCAAGAAAATCACTGCTGCACTGAAGGAAGCACGACCTATGCTGGAAATTGCTCCCCGTGATCTGGACAGTGATCCGTTTCTGCTGTGTACGCCGGATGCTACATATGATCTGAGAAAAGGTCACGCCGGTGCAAGAGATCACTCGCCCGATGATTTTATAACGAAAATTACGGCGGTTTCTCCCGACCGCAAAGGCGAAAAACTGTGGCTAGATTGTCTTGACCGTATCTTCTGTGGAGACCGAGAACTGATCGACTATGTACAGAAAATCTGCGGTCTCGCCGTAATCGGTAAAGTCTATGTGGAAGCCCTGATCATTGCTTACGGGTTCGGGCGGAACGGTAAATCCACCTTCTGGAATGTGGTATCCCGTGTGCTCGGTCTGTACAGCGGCAACATTTCCGCAGATACTCTGACTGTCGGATGCAGACGAAACATCAAGCCGGAGATGGCGGAAGTCAAAGGCAAGCGTCTGCTGATTGCGGCAGAATTGCAGGAAGGCTCCCGGCTCAACGACTCCACGGTCAAACAGCTTTGCTCCACCGATGATGTGTTCGCCGAAAAGAAATACAAAGACCCGTTCAGCTTCAAACCATGTCACACCCTGGTTCTGTACACTAACCACCTTCCGAAGGTCAGTGCATCCGATGACGGGATCTGGCGAAGACTGATTGTCATTCCCTTCAATGCGAAAATCGAAGGCAAAAGTGACATCAAGAATTACGCAGAGTATCTCTTCCAGAATGCAGGCGGCAGTGTGCTTTCGTGGATTATCGAAGGTGCCAAAAAGGTAATTGATCTGGATTACCGGATCGATATTCCGGAATGTGTACGGAATGCAATTGATGAATACCGCAGCCAGAACGACTGGTTTGGTCAGTATCTCGAGGACAAGTGTGAACTGGATCCCGCTTACCGGGAAAGCTCCAGTTCGCTTTATCAAGCTTACCGGAATTACTGTATTGAGAGCAGTGAATATATCCGCAGTACGACGGATTTCTATACTGCTATGGAAAATGCAGGCCATAAACGGATTACAGCCAAAGGAAAACGCTATTTTGCGGGTCTCCGGCTGAAAACCGATGACGGAGATTTTGAAGATTTTCTGAACTGACACACCGGGGTAGACCTCGTATAAGGTCATTTACAAAAAGTTTCATAGGCCTATCAAAATACACTCCAAGAAAAGTTTTGAAAATGACCTGTACCGAGGTCTACCTCCACTTTTTACAGGATGGAACAACATGAGAGAAACAAGCATTGAACGAAAACTGGTAACTGCCGTACGGAAACTGGGTGGGATCGCACCGAAATTTACTTCTTCCGGCTTTGCGGGTATGCCTGACCGACTGATTCTTTTACCGGGTGGAAGATTCGGCTTCGTGGAGGTCAAAGCACCGGGTGAAAAGCCGAGACCCATTCAGACATCCAGAATCCGGCTTCTGAAACGGCTGGGTTTCAGGGTGTTTGTATTGGACGATGAAAGGCAGATCGGAGGAATTCTTGATGAAATACGTTCCCCATGAATACCAGAAATATGCCGCCGAATACATCTGCAGTCATCCGCTCTGTGCCGTATTTCTGGACATGGGACTTGGCAAAACCAGTATCACGCTGACAGCTGTTGCGGATTTGCTGTTTGACAGCTTTGAGGTACATAAAGTTCTGGTGATCGCCCCCCTCCGGGTAGCAAGAGACACATGGCCAACAGAATGCGGAAAATGGGATCATCTGCGGCATCTGACCATATCGGCGGCAGTCGGTACCGAGAGGGAGCGGAAAGCTGCAATCCTCTGTGATGCGGATATTACGGTCATCAACCGTGAAAATGTCCCGTGGCTTCTGGAGAGCGGACTGCCGTTCCGATACGATATGGTGGTCATTGACGAGCTGTCTTCCTTCAAGAATCATCAGACAAAACGCTTCCGGGCGTTGATGAAAGTACGTCCGAAAATCAAGCGGATTGTCGGTCTGACCGGCACTCCCGCTTCCGGAGGACTGATGGATCTATGGTCGGAGTTTCGCCTGTTGGACATGGGCGAACGTCTCGGCAGATTCATTACCCAATACCGGAATACCTATTTCCAGCCGGACAAACGGAACGGTCAGGTAATCTTCAGCTACAAGCCTCTGCCGTATGCGGAAGAAGCGATCTACAGACAGATTTCCGACATCACCATATCCATGAAATCCACGGATCATCTTCACATGCCGGAACTGATCAGTACGGAATACACGGTAACCCTTTCCGAAAGTGAAAGACAGGACTACGACAAACTGAAAAAAGAGCTGGTACTCACCCTTGCTGAGAGCGAGATCACGGCGGCAAATGCAGCTTCCCTCTCCAACAAGCTATGCCAGATGGCAAACGGTGCAATCTACGACGATGACGGAACAATACGACCTGTGCATAGCCGCAAACTGGATGCACTGGAAGATCTGATCGAATCCGCAAACGGTAAGCCGGTGCTGGTTGCTTACTGGTTCAAACATGATCTGAACCGGATCACAGAACGACTCCGTAATATGCATATTCCGTTTGCCAAACTGGATACATCGGACAGTATTGAACGATGGAACGAAGGCAGGATCCCAGTCGGTCTGATTCATCCGGCATCTGCCGGTCACGGTCTGAATCTGCAGTCCGGCGGTTCGACTCTGATCTGGTTCGGTCTGACATGGAGTCTGGAATTATATCAGCAGACAAACGCCCGTCTCTGGAGACAGGGACAATCCTCCGAAACCGTGGTGGTACAGCACATCATCTGCAAGGATACCATTGACGAAAACATCATAAAAGCATTACAGATTAAAGACCAAACACAATCCGCACTCATTGATGCGGTCAAAGCGAACTTGGAGGTAACAAAATGACAGTAAAAGAATATCTCGGTCAGGCGTACCGTCTCGATCAGCGAATCAACTCCAAACTGGAGCAGGTCATGTCCCTGCGCACTCTCGCAACAAAGGCAACATCGACACTCAGTGATACACCCCCCAGCGGCACGAGAAACGTACATCGCATGGAAGACATCATCGTGAAGATCATTGAGATGGAAAACGAGATCAACCGCGACATCGACAACCTCGTGGATCTGAAGCGGGAGATGGTGTCGGTGATCAAAGCGGTGACCGATCCCGAGTATCAGACAATCCTTGAACTCCGGTATCTCTGTTTCAAATCGTGGGAGCAGATTGCGGTTGATATGAACTACAGCATTCAGCATATCTATCGTCTCCGTGACAGAGCGCTCAATGAAATCACGCCGCCGGCTTCAAGATGATAGGAAATGTTATGGAATGAGAGGTTGATCTGTGGTATAATAGTATCATGAAAAACTGAAACGAAAGCCATCACGGGAGCAAATCCTGCGGTGGCTTTTGTCATTCCAGAAGGAGAACCAATGCCCAAGAAACCCAAGCGTCCCTGCTCCCACCCGGGCTGTCCCAAGCTGACCGACAGACGGTTCTGCGGGGAACACGCCAAGGAAGAAGCAAAACGCTACGAAAAATACGAACGTGATCCTGCTGTCCGCAGACGGTACGGCAGAGCGTGGAAACGTATCCGTGATCGCTACGCTGCGGCTCATCCGCTGTGTGAGTTGTGTCAGAAGAACGGCCAGCCGATCCCGACCGAAGAGATACACCACAAGATTCCGCTGTCCGAAGGCGGTACGCACAGCGAGGAGAACCTCATTGCACTGTGTAAATCCTGTCACGCAAGACTCCATGCCGAGCGCGGTGACCGATGGCACAATCATAAATAACGAAATCTCAATAAAAAATATATACACTTGAACACCCAGTAGGGGGATCAAAATCTCTGCAGCTTTTATGATGTGCAACGGGCGTGGGGTCGCGTGTGCAAATTCGCAAAAGTTTTAGGGGGAATAGCCCCCGTGGAAAGTGAGGTGAGAAAGATGGGACAGAGGGGTCCGAAACCCGGCTCCGGCGGCAGACCGAAAAAGCCGCTGTCCGACAAGATTCTGGACGGTAACCCAGGTAAACGACCGCTGACAGTCATTGAGTTTAATGACAGCGCGGCAAATCTGGAAGGTCAGGTCATGCCGAAGCCTTCAGATTATCTTTCCGCCAAGCAGAAGGACGGCTCAACGCTCTGTGCCGCCGAGATTTACGAAAACGTGTGGCTATGGCTTGCCGAACGCAAATGTGCCGCCATCGTCTCGCCGCAGTTGATTGAACGGTATGCGATGGCAAGTGCGCGATGGATTCAGTGTGAAACGATCACAAGTGAACTCGGTTTTCTCGCCAAGCACCCGACCACAGGTGCGGCGATCCAGTCACCTTATGTGGCAATTGCGAACACCTACATGACGCAGGCGAACCGGCTGTGGTCGGAAATATTCCAGATCGTCAAGGAGAACTGCTCCGGTGAATACGGCGGCGAAAATCCGCAGGACGATATTATGGAACGTCTGCTCTGTGCAAGACAAGGAAATAACTGATGGAGGCAACAATGGTAATCGCAAAAGTAATCGTAAACAAAACCTCCCTGCGGATTGTCTCAAAGCAGAAGATTCCGAGAGGACTCATCGGCGGCAAGGTTGAAATTGAGTATGCAGACAGCACATGGGACGGACTCACGAAAACGGCTGTGTTTCAGGGGTGCGTTACCAAGGATGTGGTCGATATCGGCTCGGAGGTGACAATACCAGTTGAAACTGTCGCGCATCCCGGTTTCATGCTTTTCTTCGGTATCTATGGCGTGGATGTGGAAAATGAAATTGCTGTACCGACAATATGGATTCCGCTCGGGATGGTACAAAAAGCCGCCGATCCTTCAGGAGATACCAGCACAGATCCCACCCTTCCCGTCTGGGCACAGCTTGAGCAGAAATATGAGAAACTGCTGTATCTGGCAGACCATCCGCCGGAGCCGGTTTCCGTCAGTGACTGGAATGCCGCCAAAACGGAACCCGGTCATGTTCTCAATCGTACCCACTGGACAGAAACCGTGGAAGCCGACACCACTTTTGACGGAGATATGACCGGACGAGATACCATCATGCTCGATACCGGGACATATCTTGTGAAGATGTCCGATCAGATTCTGACAGCGGAAGATCTCTACGGTCACACAGTCACCGTTTATATGAGCGGTGAAGATCCGAACGAAATGACCCTTGAACTCACAGAGGATAATGTCAACGATATGAATCCGAACGGTGTTCCCGCTGTTGTGGCAAATGAAGTTCTCTTTTGTGTACAGTCGGATTTCAGTGTGGATGGCATCTCTATGAAAGCAGGGGTCTATTTTCTGTGTATGTACATGGACGGTGTTCCGGCTGCCTATGTCAAATCGACATCCTGTCTGGACAGCGTAAAAGAAGTGGTTCACAAGCTGGACAGCAAATACCTCGACATGGAATGGTGTGCGAGTGTCAGAGACGGAATCGAAGTGGTTTTACCCGCAGCGGAACAGCAGTTTCAGGGTAAGTATTCCCGTCAGAGTTTTATTTTTACACTCGAAGGAGGAAAAACATACCGGGTTCTGTGGGACGATACCTACTATACATGTACTGCTGTCAAGGTTCAGAGCGGATATGCGAACGTCAATTATCTCGGAAACGGCAGTCTGTACGCAAACGATCTGCCCGAAACAAATGAGCCGTTCTGCATATACAGTATCGATTTGCTGGGAACCCCGCTTTCCGCTAAAATGCAGACCAACGAATCGGATACATCTCATACAGTCGGTATTGAGCAAATCGGGAAAGTGAATAACAGGATTCCTTACGATTTTCTTCCCCGTGTATATGTTATGCCGACTGATCTTGGCTTTAACGAAATCCGTCTGGGCGAACTTGAGGAAGCGGAAAGAGTCCTTCACCACGGAGGAAAGGTGTATGCGCGATACAACAATTCGACCTATCAGGTCATACAGGCGTATCGTGACGCGATTGACGACCAGTACCATTCGCTCAGCATCGCAGGCAGTTCAAAGTATCTGATGTGGAGTAAGGAACGCGGATGGACAGGATTTTCTCCCAATGAATTTGTTATTGCGACACCGGATTACCGCATTGAGAACAGTGCTGTGGAGTCCGGTAAGAAGTTCAGATTCACCGTGGATGAGACAGGAACGCTGAAAACCGAAGATGTGAGCGATACCATGTAACCAAAGGAGGAAAGATAATGTTTGAAAAAGTAAATCCGTCCCATCCGGACAAGATTGCCGACCGCATTGCCGGTGCCCTGGTGGATATGGCGTACGAAAAAGTGCGTGATCCGAAGATTGCCGTGGAGGTGCTGATCGGTCACGGGGTGTGCCATATCATTGCTGAAACATCCGTGCATCTGTCTGTTGAGGATGTGACCGCAGCCGTACACCGCATTGCCGGAGAAAACTTCGCTCTGGACTATGTTGAAACCGCGCAGGACAGGCATCTCGCCCACAATCAGCAGGACGGATTCCGCTGTGGAGACAACGGTATATTCAAAGGAACTCCCGTCACCGAGGAGCAGAAACATCTCTCGGAAATCGCCCGACTGCTGTACCGACTGTACGGTTCGGACGGAAAGTACATCAAGGAAGGTGACCGTCTGATCATCTGCCAGAGCAATGCGTGCAGTGACGATCTGAAGAAAATCTTCTCGAAAGCGGAGATCAACCCTCTCGGCGACTGGACGGGCGGCACGGATGTGGACACCGGTGCGACCAACCGGAAACTGGGCAGTGACATGGGCGATTCCGTCACGGGCGGCGGTCTTCATGGTAAGGATTTATCCAAAGCGGATGTCAGCGTGAACATCTACTGCTGGCTCAAGGCGCAGGAGTATAATTGCACTGTCGAACGATACTGTGCTATCGGAGACGAATCCGTAGACGGTGTACCGTATAAAAAGATTGTGGAAACAGCGAGAGACTATATCCGCTCGGTCGGCGGGTTTGAGAAGTTCGCGGAGTGGGGTCTGATATGATTATTGAGAAAAAGAATACGGCGGATCTTCTGCCTGCGGAATACAACCCTCGTAAGGATCTGAAACCGGGTGACTCGGAATACGAAAAGCTGAAACGCTCCATTGAGCAGTTCGGTTATGTCGAGCCGGTTATCTGGAACAAAACCACCGGACGGGTGGTCGGCGGTCATCAGAGACTCAAGGTTCTGCAGGACATGGGAATCACCGAAGTGGACTGTGTTGTAGTAGAACTTTCCGAGGAGAAAGAAAAGGCTCTCAACATCGCGCTCAACAAAATCTCCGGCGAGTGGGACAAAGAAAAACTGGCTCTGCTGATTACCGATCTGCAGGGTGCGGATTTTGATGTGTCCCTCACCGGTTTTGAGCCTGCGGAACTGGATGACCTGTTCAAGGACAGCTTGAAGGACGAAATCAAGGATGACGAATTCGATGTAGAAGCTGAACTGAATAAACCGACCATCACGAAGCCGGGGGATATCTGGACGCTCGGCAGACACCGGCTGCTCTGTGGGGACAGCACGCTTCCGCATACATACGAGATGCTGATGGGTGACACCAAAGCGAACCTCGTTATCACCGATCCGCCGTACAACGTGAACTACGAAGGTTCTGCCGGGAAGATCAAGAACGACAACATGGAGAACGATGCGTTTTACGGTTTCCTGTTCAATGCCTTCGTAAACATGGAACATTTTATGGCGGATGATGCGTCCATCTACGTCTTCCATGCGGATACCGAGGGACTCAACTTCCGCAAGGCGTTCTCCGATGCGGGATTCTACCTGTCCGGAACGTGCATCTGGAAGAAGCAGTCCCTCGTTCTCGGACGATCTCCGTACCAGTGGCAGCATGAGCCTGTACTGTTCGGGTGGAAAAAGCGTGGGAAGCACCTGTGGTATACCGGACGGAAGGAATCGACCATATGGGAGTTTGACAAGCCGAAGAAGAACGGCGATCATCCGACGATGAAGCCGATCCCGCTTCTGGCGTATCCGATCATGAATTCGTCCATGAGCAATACCGTGGTGCTTGATCCGTTCGGCGGTTCCGGCAGTACGCTGATTGCGTGTGAGCAGACGGATCGGATTTGCAAGACGATTGAGTTGGACGAAAAGTTCTGCGATGTGATTGTGAAGAGGTATATCGAACAGGTGGGCAGTTCTTCTGGTGTGACAGTTCAGCGTGATGGGTTGGCTTACACCTACGATGAAATCGCAAAAGAAAACGAGGAAACAGCTTAACCGTCTCCTCGTTCCCGTTCAGTTCTTTCTTGTCGGCTTCACATTCACGTCCGGCTTGATGTCGCCTTCAATCTTGCCGTGTTCTTCCTCGAATTTCCTGATATTTTCACGAATCAGCACCAGAATGTGGCTGTTCACCGAACGTCCTTCATAATCCGAAACGAATCCCAGTTTCTCCAGCATTTCTTCTTCAATCCGGATGGATACACTCTTTATAGCCATATAAACCTCACATAACAGATATATTATGTGTTTATTTTATATCTGTTATGTGTTATAATGTTGCGTATAGATATACCGTATATCTACATTATTTTTGCAACGGGAGGACGTTATGAAAGTGGCTGTGATCGGTTCGAGAGGGATCGTTATCGACAATCTGCAGGATTATCTGCCGGAAGGAACAACGGAAATTGTATCGGGCGGTGCAAAAGGCGTGGACACCTGCGCGAGAGAATTCGCACTTGCCAACGGCATCACGCTGACAGAATTCAAGCCGGAGTACAACCGCTACGGCAGAGGTGCGCCGCTGAAGCGGAACATCACCATCATCGAATATGCCGACATGGTTCTGGCGTTCTGGGACGGCAAGTCCAAGGGGACGAAGTTCGTGATTGATGCATGTGCAGAACGAGGGATTCCGGTGACGGTGCATATCTTATAGAAACAGCAAAGCGGAGGTTCTCCCCCGCTTTTACTGTTTGTTGAATTGTTATCTGATTATATGATGAACTGCATCACACCTGCAATGATCAAAGCAATAAGCGGATTCATAAGAATGGTACTCAGCCATTTGCCTATCATCACTTTTGTTGGGATGTATGGTTTCAGATCCTCGGTACCGGAGATTTCCCAAGCCTTTGTTTTGCCAACCCAATACCAGTCAATAAAGAAACGGTCAAATAAACCCTGAATCCAAAGAATGATTGACATCTGCCAGAAAGCGTCCCAAAACTCCGTCACACCGTTGATACCATAGACCATCAAGGGTGGCAGAACGAATAGCGGAACGAACATGACAATGCTGCAAATGATAAAGTTCTTCTTAATCTTTTCTTTTGTGGTCAGCCCAAGTTCCACAACACGCTCCTGCACATCTTTTTCATATAAAAGTACAAGACCTACCGGACCGTTCGCAATGCCGACCACGCATACGATCAAAAGTACAAAGCACATAACGATGCCTTCGACAACAATGAGCATAATAATCAACCTCCGTCAAATTCTTATATACTGTTCTTCAATTATATCATAAGCCTGCCTGTATTACAAGCGTTTCGCCCTTTGTGCATATCGCAGAATGTCATAAATCTGCCGCAACCCCCTTGCTATTTCTGTAGTTCAGAGTGATATATATACTACCGATTTAGAAAGGGGATTTTTCATGGACAAAAACAATCTGAACGATGCTCTGGAAGAACTGATTCTGGAGCGGATCAACGCGCACCACCTCAATGAACCAGAAGCTGTGTCAGAGGCTTATTCACAGTTCGCCGCAAGGTCAGAGGCACTCCGGAATACGCTGAACAGCGAACAGAGGCTGATCTATAACAACTGCGAAGATGCTTATCTTCTGCTGGATGGTGAAACGATCAATTTCTACTACCGGGCAGGATTTTCGGATGCGATCCGGTTCCTGTTCGGATGGACGGACAGCACACAATGGAGGGATGGAAAATGGAACTGAGATTCAACGTAACCGGACCAGACCGTAAGAGACTGGCGATGGCGATTTCCGAATTCACGCAGTGCAAAGCAGAGTACCAGTACATGCCAACCTGCGCGTATGTGATCGGAGCGTACACCCTCACGAAAGAAGGAACGCTGATCTGTGAGGAGAGTGAAGTTCCGACTTCCCTTCTCATCCATCTTGAGGGTGCCGGTTTCACCGCTGAGAGAGATGAAGAACTGGAACCCGAAGAGGAGCACGGAATCTCCATTCAGATGCCGGCGGCGGCTTTCACAGAACAGGCTCTCCGTAACCTTTACGCACTGGTTGAAGCCAAAAGTGAACTTATCAAGAAGGCTCTCGGGATCACCGCACTGCCCATCAACCGGATTGATGACAGGATCGATTTCCCGTGGTTTTCCGAGGATTCCACACCGGAAGAACTGCAGGCGTATATGCACTTCATCACGGCACTCTGCGATATGGCCCGCAATCAGAAGCGGATCAATACCTGTGAGCAGAAGACGGACAATGAGAAATACGCCTTCCGATGCTTCCTTCTGAGGCTCGGATTCATCGGAGCGGGATACAAGACGGAACGGAAGATACTGCTGCGGAACCTGACGGGTTCGTCGGCATTCAAGGGAGGACGGAATAATGCTTGTACCGAGTGATGAAACAAGCAACCATTCTCCTGCAGTATTTCCGGAAGACGGCATCAAACAAAGAACATGAAAAACAGCCTTTTAGGAGGTCAGATGGCAAAACCTATCAAACATATTGTGTCATTCTCAGGTGGCAAGGACTCAACTGCGATGCTCCTGCGAATGCTCGAAGAGAATATGCAGGTGGACGAGATTCTGTTCTGTGACACCGGTCTCGAATTCCCCGCCATGTATAAACATATAGCAGCCGTAGAACAATACACCGGACGAAAAATCACAATCGTTAAAGCAAAAAACGATTTTGAATATCTCCTGCTGAAAAAGAAAGTTGAAAGAAAACGCAGCACCCGATTTGTCGAAAGATACGGTTCCGATCATGTAGGCTACGGTTGGCCGGGTCCGAAAATGCGCTGGTGTACGGAAAAGCTGAAAACACAGCCCCGAACACGTCATTTCCGAGAATTACTGAAATCCTATGACATCGTTGAATATGTCGGGCTGGCGGCGGACGAAGAATACCGATTGTCCAGAAAATGCAATCAACGCTCCAATGTCCGCCATCCGCTGATTGAATGGGGTATGACAGAATCCGACTGCCTTACGTACTGTAAAGAAAGAGGCTTTGACTGGGACGGTTTGTATGATCTTTTCAGCCGTGTCTCATGCTGGTGCTGTCCTCTGCAGCCGTTGAGCGAGCTTCGCATGCTGAGAAAACACTTCCCCTCTCTCTGGGAACAGCTCCGCGAATGGGAACGCATGACATGGCGGAATTTCCGTGCGGATTATTCTGTAGAACAACTTGAAACACGCTTTGCTTTTGAAGAAGAAAGGCTTGCTGCCGGACTTCCGATCAAAGGTAAGGCGTTTTTTGATGCCCTTCGTGATCGCTTGCAGAAATCTGAAACCGGATGAGCGGATTGAACGCTCACAGAAAAAGTGTATGGCGAGGATGAATGCTGTAAAATACACAGTATCATCCCGAAATGATTGTGTACTATATATCTCGAACATGACTTGCTATTCTACCGATTTAGAGGTAATATGTGTGTACCGCAAGGGAAACAAACACAGACAGAGAGGTACACACAATGCTTACCACAAGATTTGGAATCGAGATCGAGTTCACCGGAATCACCAGAGAGACTGCCGCAAAGACCGCAGCCG